AATCTGGCGACAGGAGATGTTATCGACTTTGTTCAAATATTAGGTAATGTGCTCGACCTGGGTGTACCTTCAGATGATACTGTAACAGCTGCTAAAATAGTTGACGATGCTGTATCTGATGAGCATTTAGATGTAACAGCGATCACAGGACAAACTGCAGAAACTTCTGCTGCTGACGCTGATACTATTATAATTCATGATGACTCTGCTAGTGCGTTAAGGAAAATGACTAGGTCAAATTTCTTATCTGGTGTTGGTGGTAATAATACACCTTTATTTAGAGCAGGTCCACAAAATTCAGGTTTACAATCAATTTCTAATAGTACTTACACAAAAGTTTCTTTTTCTAATGAGATATATGACCCATCAGGTGTTTATGATGCCTCATCAAATTACAGATTTACTCCAGGAACTGCTGGATATTATCTTATTAGTGCATTAGTAATGTATGAAGACACAAGATCTCAAACTGATTCAAGATTATTAATATATAAAAATGGCAGTGCAATTGCAACTTTTAGAGGTAACCATACTGACAATGATGCTGTTGGTGATATTAATTATATAGATTTAGCAGATGATGATGATTATTATGAAATATATGTCAGACAAAATTCAGGGCATGCAGTAAATATAACAGATGGAGCATCAAGAGCTTATTTTCAAGCCTTTAAACTTATTTCATAGGAGAACATATGTCACAATTATATACAAAAATTAAATTATACTTAGAGGCAAATTCAAAAACTTGGGACGATGATAAAGTGTCTTTGCAAAATGATTCAGATGGAAAAGGAGACTATATAGCTTCATGGGCTTATGATATTGCAAAACCAACTGATGAACAACTAGCGTCTTATGAAACTGCAGGTAACACTGAAGAGTCTAATAATGAAGTTAGATCAACTCGTAAAAATTTATATGGAGATATAGGTGATCAACTAGATGAGATCTATAAAGACATAGACGCATGGAAAGCAAGAATTAAAAAAATTAAAGATGATAATCCAAAGGAGTAACACATGTCAATTAATGTGTGCAACAACAACTCCCTATCGGCAATCACGAGTATACCTGCGAGTATTACTGGAGGTGCACTAAATCTTATATCTACACAGACTGCTAGTTCTAGTTCTACAATTAGTTTTACTAGTGGAATAGATTCTACCTATAAAATATATATGTTTAAGTTTATTAGTATACACCCAAGTGCTGATGATAGAACATTTCAATTTAATTTAAGTGCAGATGGTGGTTCAAATTACAATGTTACAAAAACATCATCAGCTTTTAAAGCTAATCATGATGAGGGAGATAGTGCAACAAATTTAACTTATGATACTGGGGAGGATTTAGGACAATCGACTGGGTTTCAAACTTTGGGAAATGGTATAGGTGGTGATAATGATCAAAGCATTTCAGGGACTTTATATTTATTTAACCCATCAGATACTACATTTATAAAACATTTTATTGCTGTAGCTCAAAATAATTCTTTTAATAATTATACTAATCATTTTTATATAGCAGGATGTGGTAATACAACAAGTGCGATCAATGCTGCTCAGTTTAAATTTGCATCTGATAATATAGAATCTGGAACAATAAAATTATATGGCATTAGTTAAATATAATAATAATAGTATAAGTGATGTTACAGCTTTGGCTGGTATACCTAGTGGTGCTATGACACTTATTAAGACAATAACCACTAGTTCTGATGCTACAGTATCTTTTGTAAATGGTAGTAGTGATGTTGTATTAGATGGCACATACCCTATTTATTTATTTAAATATATACAATTACACCCATCAACTGACTCTGCACAACTTCAATTTAATCTAAGTGCAGATACAGGTAGTAATTACAATGTTACAAAAACAAGCACCCAATTTAAAGCGTATAATAATGAAGCTGGTAATTCTAATACACTTGCATCAGAAATGAGTGATGGTTTAGTACAAAGCACTTCTGCAGATAAACTATCTTCTGTTATTGATAATGATAATGATGCTTGTTTTGATGGTATGTTATTTTTATTTAATCCATCATCAACAACATTCGTTAAACATTATTTAGCAACGGGTGCATCTCTTGGTGCTGCTGTTTATCATTACAATGATTTCACTGGTGGATATGCAAATACAACGAGTGCAATAGATGCTATTCAATTTTCATTAGATGATGGTGGTAATTTTGACTCTGGCACATTTAAAATGTATGGAATAAGAGATAGTTAATGAGTATTATAAAATTAAATAATAGAGGAATTAGATCCGCAACAGAGGTTGGAACAACAACATCATTAGGTAGTATGACTTTTATTAAAAAACTAACAGCCTCTAGTTCTTCTGCTATATCTTTTGTTAATGGATCAAGTGATGTAGTTTTAGATAATACTTATAAAGAATATATATTTACTTTTAAACATTTACATTTATCCTCAAATACAGCTAGTATATTTTTTAATGGATCAATAGATGGTGGATCTAATTATAATGTTACTAAAACAACAACTAATTTTGAAGCTAATCGTGATGAAGGAAATAGTGCAAATGCATTTACTTATAAAACAGCTAGAGATTTAGCACAGTCAACTTCTGATCAAATTATATCTAATGAACCGGGGAATGATAATGATCAATGTATGTCTGGCTACATGCACTTATTTGATCCAAGTTCCACAACATTTGTAAAACATTTTATATTAAGACAAAATAGTACATACAAAGCAGATTATACAGTTGATGTGCATATAGGAGGATTTTTTAATACTACATCAGCAATAAATGCTATTACATTTAAACCAGATAGTGGAACAATAGACGCTGGAGATATTTGCCTTTACGGAATTAATTAATCATGATAAACAAAAATAAAGGAGAAAACAATGCCAAGATTTCATAACATAAATGGTGAAAGAGTTCAGTTTACGGCTGCAGAAGAAGCTGCTAGGGATGCTGAAGAAAAAGCATGGGCAGATGGTGCCCTAGGGAGAGCACAAGCTAATCTTAGATCTAGAAGAAATCAACTTTTAGCTGAGACTGATTTTTATGCTTTATCTGATGTTACTATGTCTAATGACATGAAAACATACAGACAGGAGTTAAGAGACTTGCCTGCAGGTAAAGACACTGTTGAAAAATGTGATAATGTTACATGGCCTACTAAACCATAGGTAATTTATTATGTTGCAAAAAGTAAAATTTGCACCTGGATTTAACAAACAAGTTACATCAACAGGTGGTGAAAGCCAGTGGGTTGATGGAGATAATGTTCGTTTTAGATATGGCACACCTGAAAAAATCGGTGGTTGGTCACAATTAGGTTCTGTGCAAATTACAGGCAGAGCTACAGCCATTCATCACTTTGTAAATACATCAGGTATTAAGTATGCTATCTTAGGAACAAACAGAATTTTATATGCATACTCTGGTGGTATCTTTTACGATATACATCCTATCAAAGCAACAACATCTTTATCAAATGCTTTTTCTACAACTAACGGATCAAAAACTGTAACTTTAACTTTTGCATCGGCACATAATATAAATAAATTTGATATAATATTATTAGATACTTTTACATCTATAACTAACTCTGGTTTTGTGTCTGGTGATTTTACTGATAAAAAATTTATGGTAACGTCCATACCAACAGATACTACACTTACAATAGAAATGGAGTCTAATGAATCTGGATCTGGTGCAACAACATCAGGCGGTATTAGAGTCCAACATTATTATCCTGTTGGACCAGCAGTTGAGGTTGCATCTACAGGTTGGTCTCTTGGATCATGGGGCGGGCAACAAGCAGGTCAGTTTACATCTACATTATCTTCTTCAATAAATGCTAGTGTTACAAGTTTAACAATGGCTAGTTCATCTTCTTTTCCATCATCAGGTACAGTATTGATTGGAACAGAACTAATTACTTATACAGGAAATGATAATAGCGGAACTTTATCTGGTTTAACTAGAGGTGCTTCAGGTACAACAGCGGCAACACATTCATCTGGAGCAACAGTAACAGATGCATCAAACTTTTTTGCATGGAACGCTGCAGCATCTGGAGATATTGTTACAGCACCTGGTTTATGGTCGTTAGATAATTTAGGTAATAAACTTATTGCAACTATTAATGGTGGTGAAAGTTTTGAATGGGATTCTAATCCTACAGGAGCAAACAATACTAGAGCAACTATTATAACAGGAGCACCAACAGCTTCTGCATTTAGTTTAGTATCTACACCAGACCGTCACTTAATATTCTTTGGTACAGAAACAACTATTGGAACTAAATCTACACAAGATCCAATGTTTATAAGATT